CTTTAGAATCAACAAGATGCAAGGAATCCCTGCAAGTCATTGATTCTAAAGGGAAAATAGTTTAGTCGTCTGCCAGACCCTTGAAGTACGCCAAGGCATCGTCCTCGTCGTCACCCGAAGCTTCAGGCGCAGCCCAAGGAGTGGCATCGGTCTTGGCCTTCTTCGGAGCAGATTCCTGAATCGTCTGTTTCGATTCAGCAGTCGGACCAGCCTTTGCCGTGTTACCCAGCACACGATTCATCCGTGTCTTGAGTTCGTCATAGGTCTTGAAGTTCTTCGGAGAAACGATTTCCTTCAGATCATACTCAGAATTCCAGACCGCTTCCATCTTGGACTCATCACCTTCACAGATCGGAGACGCAGCTTCGAAGAATGAGTTGTCATAGTTAGGATATCCTTCGACTTTACGAACCTTGAGTCGGAAGTTGGCTCCCTTCCAAAGATCAAACACATCGACAGGCTTGTCGGTCTCAAACTCAGGCTTCAGAGCATCCTGGATCTTCTGGAAGATCTTCTTGCCAAATTTATATAGGAATACCTTACCTTCGTTCTGAGGATTACGAGGATCAGAAACCACAAGAATGTTTGTAATGAAATGCTGTTTGCGTTTGTGTTTGCGAACAATATCCTTATTGGCATCAATACCTGTGTTCCAGAGTTCAGAATTCTTTTCTGAAACCGGATCAGGCTGTCCCAGTGTAGTCAGGGAGTTCTCGATGTACCATCCACCAGGACCCTGAAAACCGTGGGAGAATAGAGACACCCAGGGAATGTTGTTGTCCTTTGCTACTGGAAGAAATCGAATGAGTGCAGTGGCATTACCAGTCTTCTCATCCAGAGGCAGAGTCCAGTAACGGTCATCAACATAAGACTTTCCTCCACCCGAGAGCTTATCCATTTCGGTAATAAGCTGATTGATATTTGCACTGCTGGTTTTCTTAAGGTCTTTGAAATTCATATTTGTTCTCCTGTTTGCTATACATCTATGCTAGAATTGAGTAATTTTGATAGTAGTTATTGCATTCACATACCACCCATAACAATTATACTATATTTAGTTCATCAAGTCAAGCGTATTACTGATAATACTTTTAAGACGATCTCGCTTTGGAATGTGCTTTGAGAAGAAGGGTTTGTATTTCTCTATGAAAAATGTGGTTTCATTTACCAAAGGATCCAAAGAAAATTTCGCCAATCTGTCAGTCACATCATACAACTTATCCAGACAGATGAAGGTTTCGTAGCTGACCACATTCTGTCTGAGAAGATTATAGATAATGGGTTTGTCTTCATCATCACCTTCCAACAACGTCTTCTTCGTCACATTATTCTTGATACAGTATGTTACGACATCAGACACCTCTTTCTCAAACACACGATCAAAGGCTTCCATATAACCTTTGGTCTTCAGATACTTCTTCTCGTTATCCGGAGTCATAACATCTCGGATGTAGAAGTTCTTCTTCTCTTTGGCAGCAATCAACAATTTATCAAGATACTTCTCAACATTGAATACCGATGCCATCTTCTCAAAGAAGTATCGATCTTTTCTTACGACGAAAGCCTTGGGAGATGATCGGGTGCCGTGGCCTCGGAAGAAGTCAAAGGACTGGGAGTTGAAATGAAGTTTCATCTCCACATAGTATTTGTAATACTGGTAGGCTCGTTCCTGTGTGGGCATATATTATATACCAGACCTAGACCTAGACCTAGACCCAGACCCAGACCAAGACCAAGGCCAAGACCAAGATCCAGACCAAGACCCAGACCTAGAACAAGACCAAGACCAAGACCAAGACCTAGACCCAGACCACACCACTCTGTTATATCGTGATTTCTTTGTCATATACTAGATGGGAAGAGTAGAGATCTTGTAGTACTGTTTCTTCAGCATCCGAGTTTGACGAGCAGACTCTTCGACCTTAGAACGCAGAGAGGAGGGAATCAATGTAGCCAAAGACTCAATGTCGAACTTGTTCTTATCACAGTAGAAGACGATGGCATCGATGTAGTTCATCCGATGTCTATTGACAATACCTTCGATATCTTCTAAGAGTTGTTCTACGGTTAGACCAAAATTCATAATCAACTTTTCCTTTTTCCGACTACTCATTTAGTATACCTCGTTTTGGAATGAAAGTAAAGGGTTACAATGATTAAGATTTTTTAATCAGGTAATGCTTGACTTTTGACTAGAATCCCGCTATAATATTAGATGTAGTTACGTGATATACTATAGTAAAGGAATACTGGGTGAGCCATATATGGTATCTAGATCCACCTCTTTAATGCTGTATTGGAAGTCCTCTTCGGTATAGATCTTGAGTCGTTCCACAAAATGATTCCGAGTATAGTTGGGTCGGCCTTTCCAGGTAAGATCATCCGAGATATCAAAGATGGTAGCGATCTCTTTCTTGGCAGAGATTCTAAGTGCTCGACCAATAGACTGAAGAGTTCGAACTCTGGATTTGGAAGGCTGAGAGAATATGATGTTAGCCAGAGACTTGATGTTTATCCCTGTGGAAAAGATCTGAGAGGATGCGACCATGATAGAATTTTCGGCCAGTTCAACACTCGTTCGAATGTCTTCTCGAATGGTGGTGTCGGTCCCACCATAGATGAAATGTACTGGTCTATTAGTACGTTGCTTGATGAGATCGTATAACTTCATACCATGAGACTCGACTCTGGAGAATAACACCAGAGTATTGCCTTGGGTATTCACAGCAAGATCGGCGATGAACTTATTTCTTTTATCATTACCAATAAGGAACTGGACCTCGTCCTCATATTCATTATCCTTGTTGGCCTTCCGAACTGCATCTGGATACTTGATGACAAAACATTTGATCTTGAAATCTGAAAGATGTTTTGATTCTATCAGATCAGAGGTAGATACTACATTGAACACCGGACCAAATAGTCCTTCGAGAATAAGTTGATTACAGTTCTCTCCGTCCAGGGTGCCAGTACATCCATATCTATACTCACAGTTGACCAGCTTTTCCAGCAGTGCCGAGATCTCCTTGCTCTTATATAGATGTGCCTCGTCACCAATCACCACATTGTAGTCATCGAAGTATGAAGCAGGTTTATCATATAGGGACTGCCAGGTAGAGATTACAATTCTTTTGTCCTCTCGAACCATTCCGGAATATATTCTGGTGGTGTGTTTCTCGACATTCCATTCAGTGCCAGCATATTGTTCGAAGTCAGAGTACATCTGTTCGACGAGGGATGTGGTCGGGACCATCACAAGTATCTTCCCCTTAACCCGAGAAAGAAGATTCCTTGCAATTGTATAGATGATTAGGGATTTACCAGAGCCTGTGGGTGAGAGGAAGATCTGTCGTTTGTTCTTGACAGCAGCAAAGATCGCCAGTAGTTGATGGTTGTGAGGATGTATTTGTTCTCCATTGTAGAACCACTTGGAGAAATTAAGAGGCACAGGAGTCTGAGTGCATTCAAAATCTTTACTGAAGGTGTAGGAGTTTTCTTTGGCAAATTCTTCTATGTACTTACTGAGACCAATATATATTTTGTTGGTCCCTCGTCGAAGCAGACGAATCTTTCCGTCCCATCGTCTACTTCTGACTGAAGGAATAAAGCGTGCATTCGGAACTTCAAATGTGAATTTTTCGGACAACTCCTGTATAATATGAGGTTCTGCCTCGACACGACAAAACACATTATCTAATTGTTTAAGGAAAATATTCACATATGTATTTAGTGTCTCTACATTCCACTCTCGAATCTAATCATCGCAATCATTTCCTTGATGTGGAATGTGCGAGAATTGATCTCCTTCAGAGTACGCTCCAACATATCCACAATACATTCCTGATATGATACTCGGTCTTGTTGCGTCTGCAATTTGTTATCAGCATCCAGCCAGATCTCTACATCCTGACGCAGAACCTTTCTCTCATTGGCTTCTTCTCTGTAGTCTTCTTCGGGTGCGGTGCCCATATAAAACTCACGACGAGACTTATACACCGAGAAGTATTTTCTCTTTGCAGCTTTGAGTTTGAGCTTTTCTTCCTGGAACATGGCAAGATACTTGGTGAATAGATTGGGTGTTCGTGATGCCTCATCCACCAGATTCATGCGGTCAATCTTGAGGTCAGCAGTTATTATCTGAGATATTTCTTCGATGAGCATCTAACAACTCCTTCACTGGTTTATAATAATCTTTGCGTTTCTTCTTGAATACCAATCGATCTCCTGACGTGGTGATCATCAGAATAACAATGTTAGGAATAACAATCTTTGTCATCTCCTCAAACATAAGAGAATACATTGTTAGCTGCATGAAGTAACTCAGAATATCTTCTTCGTCTTTGAGTTTGTTTGCAGTCTTGAAGTCGATGATCGATAGTTCTCCATCAAACTCTGCAATACAATCCACTCGACCAGCAACCTGAAGTAGATCCGAATACAGTGCGACCTCCTGACACATCACATAATCGATCCGGTGCAGAGATTCTTGGAACGACGAGAAGATCATCTTCTCATAAGTACCCACATCACCATAGTAGTCTTCTACATTATTGATGTAGTCTTCGGTGATCTTATGAATAGTGGTACCCAGTCCGGTGGCTCGTCTAGATACTCGATTGGCTTCCTCTTCTCCTACTCTTTTCCTCCAGGCCGCAATTGAGTCCTTAGAAAGGGAACCAAGCACAGAAGTAACAGACAAATACTTTTTGCCATTAGGCGTAGTGTAAATTCGTTTTCCATCGTCTCCTGTTGATGCTTCTAACTCAGGAAGCATCAACCCTAAATGATTATATATTTTTCTCATCACTACTATTATACCACTTTCTTATTCCAGCACGCAACCAATACCCAAGGATCTTTTTGCAAGAATGTACTCTCGCACGATTCCAGATCTGACAATATCATCCACACCAAACTCTTCGATATTAAAACTTTGCATCTGCTCTATGATGGATACAAACTTTGGCAGACCTGTTACATCAAATCGACTCTTGAGTAGATCAGTCTGTTCTAGATCTCCACAGAAGATCATTCGTGAATTCTTACCAACACGAGTCATGATAGTATCAAGTTCACTCAGGTTACAGTTCTGAAATTCATCCATAATAATGAACGAATCATTGATGCTGGTTCCTCTTAGATATGAAGTAGATACGAAGTCTACAACACCATTGGTCTTCATGATTTCCCAGGCATCGCCTCGGCCCAACAATTCAGAAAATATTGCTTTGTATGGAGCCTCGTACACAGACAGCTTCTCCTTCAGTGTTCCTGGGAGAAACCCCACATCTCTGGAAGACACTACTGATCTGATAATGATAATTTTGTTGGGGCCAGTATTATTCTTATTATCGACGATGGATTTCAATGCCAGATACATAGAACAAAAAGTCTTTCCTGTTCCGGCAGTTCCCATCAGAACCAGATTCTTTGCCTGATCGAACTCAGTAAAGATCTTCTTCTGAGTGTCCGTGAGCGGTACAATGGATCTCAATTTGAAACTGGCGTCTATCTTGGGTTGGTCTAGATTCTTCTTTGTGCGGGTCTGAGACTTCGGGGATGCTGGAAGTTTTGCTGACATGTGCAACCTCTTTTCTAGATCTCTTTAATATTATTTGGTGCCTTGGGATTTCCCATTGTATGACGGGGATGGCCTGTACGGATTCTATCCAGAACAAATTTGTTGAAGTCTGATGGGACTTTGGATACACCAAGCCTTACAGAATCTCCAAGATTCATTTGTGATACAAACTGTTTGATTTTGGATTGATCACAGGCAGGACATGGTTGAGACTCTGGTAACTTGTTCTCGGCCATCTTCAATTGCTTCTCAAATTCATGATCACAATCGGAACAACGATACTCATATGTTGGCATAACGACTCCTGTTTTTATTTAGCTCCAAAGAAAAAGGCTAGGTTTCCCTAGCCTTGATACCATTCAGAAGTTTATTGCAATCCTCGTTAAGCTTCATCAGAGGTTTGTGGCATAACAAAATCATCCCAGGTGCTAACGTTGATTCCCATAGTGGCATCGAACTTCTGATACAAAGACTTGAAGGATGACTTGGTCTCATCATCGAATCGAGCGATGCAGTATTCAATTGCCTTCATACGATTCTTAGTTCCCCCGAAGATGTAGAAGTTTAGAATATGAATCAGGCGACGAGTAGTCACGATCTCATCAATAGCACCTTCCCGGAAGGTATTGCGAATCGCCGCAGCCCACTCAATGAGCCGAGGAACAAAGTCCATAGTATCCTTATCAGTGACATTATTCTTGGCAAGAATCTGATTCAGAATCTTGGTTTCCACCGTAGTCGAAGGATAGTCGTGTTCGATTGTGATGGCAAAGCGATCCAGGAAGGCTTCATTGAGAATATTGCTGCCCATATATCGACCATCAGACGATCCCTTACCCTTGCTGTTAGCCGTGGCGATCACAGTAAACCCAGGCTGAGGATAAACCAATTCGTTGGTCTTTTTGATATAGATAGGATTGCCTTCAAGAATTGGTTGAAGACACATGATCTTGGGAGAACCAAGATTGATCTCGTCCAGCAACAGCACGGCACCCCGTTTCATTGCTTCGATTGCAGGACCGTCCTGCCACACCGTGTTGCCATCAACCAGTCGGAAGCCACCAATCAGATCGTCCTCGTCGGTAACCTCTGTGATGTTGGCACGAATGAGTTCTCGTTTGGCCTTGGCACAGGCTTCATAGACCATCTTGGTCTTACCATTACCAGACTCACCAGTGATATACACCGGAAAGAATGAGTTGGCGTTCACCAGATT